AAAGAGCTCTGTTACCCATTATCTTTCTAAGATCTTTTGTTACACCTGCAGGTAAATCAGCTTTAGCTCCCGGTCCTTGAGCTGTTATATCAAGTAGATTATTAAACTCTGATCTTGTTTTATTTAATGCATTTATAATATTATCAGAAACTAGTTTACCTTTTTCAGCGCCAAGCCTACTTCTAACAACTTTAACAATATCATTTGTAATTTTAGGATCTAATTTACTTTTTAAATCACCTTCAAACAAAGCATCATCTAATAATTTTAAAAAATCTTTTCTTTCTTGAACTTTTGATGCATTAAAAAATTTTCTAAATTCAGGATAAACTTTGTCTACTTCTTTATCTATTCTAGCTACTTGCTCTTCTGAAAAGTTTGTATCTCTCATTTGTCTTGCTTTTTGTTGTTGTTTTGCGACTGCAATTTCTTCTGGTTTTGTGCCTCTAAATCTAAAAGCACTAGCAAGTTTATCTAAACCTTTTTCTATTTTAGAACTACTATAGGCTAAATCTCTTCCTCTTTTTGCTAAAGTTTTTGCCCCTGCTCCTACACCATAAACAAAAGGTGTTACAAACAAAGATTCACCTGCAAATCTAAATCGATTAGCTAAATTTCTAATTGCATCTTCTCTACCTTCTTCTCTTTCTTCTCTGTCCAAAGCTGTGGGCCCTGCTTCAAATAAATCTCCAAATGTCCCTATCTTTTCTACGTCTGCAACTAAAGTTTCTCCAGCTGCACCTCCAGCAACCACCGCTGCAAATCTTTGTTTACCTGATAATTTATTTAACTGATCTGCTTTATCTTTACCTTTTTTAAGATTAGGAGCTTTAAAGTTAACATACTTACCTGCTTTTTTGGCTTTTAATGCTTTTGTTGCTAGTGTAGTTGCTAGCTTTGCTCCTGCACCTCCAGGTATACCTATTTGTATTAATGCTTCTGTTATTCTACCTATGGCTCTTTCTTCTGCTATTTCTTCAAAAGGATTTAATGTATCAAAAAAAGTTTCTACTTTAGCTGCTGTATTTGTATCAGCTCCAAGGTCAATTAATTCTGCTCCTAGAGATACAACACCTTCTACTGTTTTAATCGCTCCTGATGCTAATCCTGCAACAAAAGCTGTAGCTCCAGATATTTCACTATTATCTTCGGCATCCGGCACTAAAGTAGTTTCGCCGTAATCTATTTTATTTAAATCGTCGTAATTTTTTTCTTGATTTTTTTTATTCTCTAATTCTTTTTCTTCGATTAGAGCACCTGTTTTCGGGTCTACAGTTAGAGCCATTTTTATTCCGTTCCATCAGGTTCTTTAGATAAAGGTTTGAATGTTAAAGGATCTAATTCAGTCAAAGTTCCATCACCATTTTTTTGAAATGCCCTACCTGATCCAGAATCAAATGTTACTGCACCTCTTGGTAATGTTCTATAATCTGGTTCAAATTTTTGAGTCTTATTACTGTAGTTATAATCCAAATCAAAATATGGTAGTCCTAATTTATCTGCTCTTACTCTATATGATGCTAAATTAGCTGCTTTGTCTTTAATTTGTGGTATTCTTGAGGAGTTATATAAATTTGAATAAACTTTAAATTTTTCTTCATCTGTTTCAGCTGCAAACACTTTTCTATTTAAATTATTAATAGTTTGTAAATCAAATTCTGATTTTATTTTAGATCTTAAGTTAGCAGCATCTGCATCTAATCTCATTTGTAGACCCTCTCTATCTGCATCTAATCTTCTGCCTAATAATCTTTCTTGAAATTTTTGTTGTTGTAGAGTGGCTTGTTTAGCTTCTTCTAATCTTCTTAATCTATCTTCTTCTTTAAGATCCATTTCTAATCCAGCTAACTCCATGTCTCTTTTAGATAATCTTTGTTTATCTTGCGCATCAAATAATCTTTGGAGTGTTTCACCACCAAAAGCTTTTCCTAAATTTTGTAAAGTAGTTCCTCCAGTTTCTGTAAATCCTTTTAAAGAACCCTCTATTAAATATCTACCTAATGGATCAACTGCAGGCGAAGAATATTGATTTACTATTTGCTCGTATCTTTGTCTTGGAGTTAGTTCAGTTCCGTTTTCATAATTTTCTCTATCTTGAATATTAGACATGATGCCATTCATGTTGGCACCACCACCTTTTCTAAACATAGGTCTTTTAAATACTCTGCTCATTACGTTCTTTGTACCGGGTTAAGAGTTCTGTATATACCAGCTAAACCTGCTCCTGCACTAATTAAAGATTGTAGTCCGCTTGGATTAGGTGTTACTTCTTGAATTGATTTACCAGGGTATCCAGCTATCATTTGAGTAACTCCAGAACCATATTGTTGTGCAGCTGTTAATGGCTGCATTAGGTTTTGAATATTTAATTGTTGTTGTGCTCCTAACTCAGACTGTTTCTGTTGTTGTAATGCACCACCCAAAGTAGTTAAACCTGCAATTTGTTGTCCTTGTAATGCAGGTGTTGTTGAAGCTAAAGTTAATTGATTTTGTAAATCTCTTTGTGCACCTTGTTGTGCTTGTTGAAATCCTTGTGCTAGTAATTGTGCTTGTAATGCGGCTCTGTTTCTATCTGATGTAGATCTAAACTCTGCTTCTTGAACAGCTTGTCTATCTCCACCAAAAGCTCCCGCGGCTACAGCCCTATCTCTTATACCACCTAGACCTCTTTGTGCTTGTAAATCAAATTCTGATAGTGTTGCATCTATTACATCTCTTTGAAACGGAGACATAAATTCTCTAAATGCATCTGGACCGGTTCTAGCTGCAGCTGTTTGTAAGAATGGTTTGAAAGAATCTAAACCAGCTTGTAGATCTTTTACGGCTCTTTGTTGTAAAGGATCTAGACCTGCTACAAATTGTGGGCCATATACTTTGGAAAGATCAGCTGATTTAAAATCACCTGTTGCTTTTGATAGATCACTTAAAAACGTTTTACCGGCAGCTTCTATAAACTCCGGTGGTCTAACTCTAGTTTCTGATACTGCCATTATACTCTTCCTCCATTTTCTAGTCTTTTCATCATGTCATACATACGTTGAGCGCCTTTATTAACGTCACCGTCACCCATTCCTCTTACAGCATCAGCTGTAAATACAAATTCGTTATTTGAAAGCATCGCAGGGATGTCGTCAGCCTTCTCTTTTACACCAACTGGAGGAATAAATCCACCTGTTTCTCTAAGATCTAGCTCAGTAATTCCTGCTGGATTTTGGTTCAAAGGTAGGCCCATGACGCCTGCTGCCTGCATCGCGTTGTCTTCTGCTGAGTCTCCTCTAGCATAGCCTATTCTACCGCCTTCTGCCGCAAATTTAGGAAAATCTTGATATGCTTCAACCATGTCATATATTGTACTCGCACCTTCTTCTGTAATAGAAGTTGGGTAATCAAAATCTTTAGCTTTATCTATAACTTGCTCTTTAGTTAAACCAAGTTCACGTTTATCTCTTTGTATTTCTTCTATAGCTTGTTGAGATGACTTACTTGGCACTGATATTTGTTCACCTCCTAAAATTAAATCTGACCCAAAAATTTTTTTACCACCAACTTTTTTAAGACTTGTAGATAATCCACCAGCTTTTGCAATTCCACCTGCCACTTTAGGATCTTTTAAATCAGGCACAGATGTTAGTATGTCTCCTGTTCCTATTCCTTTTGCCACTGTATCATCAGCTATAGTAAGTTTTTTTTTCTGGTCCTTTTTTAATTGTTCTAAATTTTTAATTTGTTCTTCGATGTTTAAATCTGCTGCCGCTGCTGGAGTGAAAAGAGGATTAGGTAGATTACTAAAATAATCTCCAACCGTTGCTAAAATTCCTCTGTCATCAGACTTATCAGGTGTTGGAATATTAACTTTTGGTTTTCTTGCTAATACACTTGGTGGCGGAGTTGAAGGCCCTGAATCATCGGGTCTTGCAGCCTCTTTTCTAGATATGTCTCTATCTCTTTGTGCTTGTTTTTCTGATTGTTGAAAATTACCACCAAGAAAAAAACCAATACGTCCACCATCTGACATGTATTCTACCATGTTAGATTCTACTAATTGATTTATTCTAGCTTCGTATTCTTCATCCTCTTCGTTATCTCTTTGTGGATTTAAATTTGTAAAATATTCTCTTAAATAACTTCTTATTGCAGATGGATTACTACCAATTGATCCTACTTCTGGTTGAGGCATGCCTCCAGTTAAAGCGGATAAACCAAGTGCTCCAACAGCTTTACCCAAGAATGGCATATTTTTTATATTAGATAATATATTACCTGCTTTAAAACCTGTGCCAGCTATTCCTGGTAAACTTTTACCAAAGAATGTACCACCACCTAAACCATATAATGCACCAGCTGTAAGAGCCATTTTACCTGCATCAGATTTGATAAAACTACCAATACCTTTAGCGACACCTTTGATAGCTTTCTTAAGACCACCTAAAAATGCTTCTTCTCTTGGCACGATATTCATAATACCACCGCCCATACGTAATTGTCTTTCCATCATTCCTCTAGATATTGGCATAATTAATAAAGTTTATATAAAAAACTCTCCTTTTACAACTTAGAATCTCCGCCCAAAGGCAGGTGTTCTACTGTTAATTTTACACTTCTAGAGATATCTTCTCTTTTAGTGTCTGTTCCAGGGTTGTCTACATCGGCGTCTGCTTCTGCATCTGACATGTATTCTTGACCCGTCTTTAAATTTTTTAAGGTAATCTCACACTCTGGTGTAATAACCACGGTTGGTTTACCGTTTATCTCTCTTATTTCTTTTTTAGCTTTTGTTTCTATGAATGGCATTAGTCTCTATTTATCTCCAGTATTGATGCAATAACATGTAATTCATTTGCATCTGATGCTTGTGCTTTTAATATTTCATTCTCTTCTAAAACAAGAGGATGAGTTAACAATTCAGTTGTTGCTTTTGATGCTATAGCTTTGTCTTTAAACAAATTAAATACTGCAGATGCAGCATTTGTTATTGTAAAAGTTACATCACATCCTGATCCAGCGTCTTCTGATACCAATAAACTTTTGATTATAGCTCTAGAATCTGCCGGTGTTGTATATATTGTAGTGTTATCTGTAGTAGTTAAATCTACTAATTCGTTTTTGTATATATTAGCCACTTATAAACCAAGAAAATCTTTCTTGCTCCTGTTTTGTTTCATTTAAATATGTAGAATTTAATTGTTCTACCACTAAAGAAATAGTTCTATTTATTTGTTTCTGGTTAGAAACATTATATTCTTCTTTTGGTTCTGGTATTCTAACATTAATCTTTGCCATACTTACCTACTAAATAGCAAATTGGTTCTAATACTTTTCTATATATTCTACCTAACAAGTGAACCTTGTTTCTTGATTCCTGTCGTATGTCTATTGTTCTATGAACTGCAATGTGTTCTAATACTTTTCTAACTAATTTATTTGTTTTTGCAATTTTAACTAATGGTAAAAATATTCTGTGATAACCTTTTTGATGTTCAGGTTTTAAATTATCTTTAGCATATTTAATCCATATTTTATTTCTAAATGATCCAAAGCCGTATGTTTCGTTCATCATAGTACAAACAATTTTAGTGCTTCCTCTTTCATTACTACTTCCATCATTTGCACCTTGTCCACCTCTTCTAGAAGAAGGTTTAGTAGGTTGAACTTGATAATTAAAAGTTTCTTTTATTTTATCTGATCTTGCTTTTGTTTTAGGACTAAAATCTCTACCGCCTCCCATTCCTCCAGATCCAATAGAACCTAAACCAGAAGATTGTTTTCTTATTATTTCTTGAGCTTTTCTTCTATTATCTATTTCTCTTTGACCAGCTGCCTCATTCTGCGCCGCAACTTTTTGAATATTAGAAAGTTGTCCAAACTCTCCAAAACCACCTTGATCTACAAAACCCCCACCTGGTTGAAATTGTGCACCTGGTAGACCTATGGTGCTTTTAAAAGCATCATCGGCGGTTATGCCAAAATCATCATCTTCTGTAGATACAATTGTGTCTTGTTTTGTTTTTCCACCAACAATATCAGGTACAGCTGATGAAGATACAATACCAAAATCATCTAATATATCTACGTTATCTTTTTGTGCCTGTAATGCATTTTCTATAAGATCTACTTCTTTAATAAAATCAGAAGGTATTATTTCAGTTTGTGAGCCACCAGGCCCTGTTACTTTTTTATCTCCTATAAATTTTTTACCATAATCACTTACAGCTTTTATTTGTTTAATTAAATTTGTAGTTTGATTAGTGCCTGGCATAATAGCCTTGGCATTAACAGCAGCCATCTGCTCTGCTGACAAAGTGCCATCAATAATACCTTGTATTTCAGTTCTACTTAAATCATATTTTTCACGTAATGTATCAGCTATATTACCGACTCTTTTATCAATCGTATCTTGAGTTATCATGTTGGCATTATATCCAGCCATTACATTTTCTACTGTATTATAATCTTGTGTTGGATTTGCAACTATTCTACCTATATCATCTGTAAATACATTTTCTTTTCTTAATTGATTTTCTAATATTGCTCTTCTGTTAACAGGAAGAAGATCTTGTAAAGCTTGTAATCCTTTGCCCATCATGCCAGGAACAACATCACCTATTCTAGAAAATGGATTTAATACTTGTTTTCTTGTAGCACTAAAAGCACTCATTGGACCATCATCACGTCCAAGAAATATATTCGGTATTCCAGGTGTGGTAGTTACATTATCATCATCGTCATCATCATCTACAGGTGGTTGATTTCCACCACCACTAGATGTGCTATATTTAAAAGTCTCTGGTAGATTTCTTCTATTTAAATAATCCTGTACTAATTCAAATAAAGTTTTTGCCATTATCTTCTTCCATCCGGTTGTATATCTAGCTTAAATGTTCCAAATCTCCATTCTTCGCCATTAGAATCGTTTTCTATCTTGAAGTTAACGAAACGACCCCTTGCTCTTGTATCCTTTTTATCAGTAGATGAGTCTATTGTAAAGGGACTCAAACTAGTGCTTGTATCTGATTGCTGCGGATACCTTTTCACAGCCAACGTAACTTTAGCATTACCAGCCAAAGTTTTAAAATCAGGAACAAAACGCCTTACAGCTAAGAAAATCTCACCTGCAATGCTTGGTCCTGACGATCTCCCCCTTGCATCTCTTTGTCTTTGTTGTAGGTCAAAATCAAAAGATTTGATAAAAGATGGCACTATTGTTGTTGAACCGTCTTCATTAACTTGATCTGTTCCTATCTCATGTTCAAAATATTTTGTCTGTCCTAAACCATCTTGACCTATAACAGCAGGAAAAGTTCCATCGTCTGTGCTACTATATTTTGTAGCATAAGGTGCCGGATATATAGTTCCATCCATCCAACTGGTTCTAGCTTCTGTGCCTGTATACCAACAGTTTTCACCATAGTTAAACACCACATACTTATTATTAAAATCAGAGCTTGATGATGGATAATACCAAGTTACTTCTGTAAATAAATTATTTAAACCAGCAGCAACTTGTTGTCCTTTTGTTGTATCAAAATCATTAAATACAAAATCTTCTACACTGCAAGGCAATGATTTAACTGTACCATCAAATAAAAAGAAACCATTTGGTGATAACCAAAATGCTGATCCATCTATTTCTACAGCTGCATTTTTACCTATCAATCCACAGTTTGTACCAACCTGTTCAAAACCAAACGTAAAGGGAGATCCAATAAATTTCATGGTATATAATGCATTGTCTGTCCATATTAGAATTGTTTCTTTTGCTTTTAATGCTCCAACTATTTTAGTTCCATCTTGTAGTCTTTGTGAACCTGCTGCATTTATAGAAGTTGCAATATATGTATTTATATCTTCTTGATCAGAAAATCTTATAAACATATCATCTTGTGTAGTTGTATCACCAATAGTTGTTTCTGTTCCAAGATGTATTAAGTGTCTAGTTGTTGGTGATATTAGTGTGACTCTTGATGCAGTAGGATTGCTTCCTGTTGCAAAACCAGACGTTGTAGTTGATGCTCTGTTTAATAAAGGTGTTGCAGCTCCTGCGTTCCATGTAAATGTTTTACCGTTTGCAATAGTTGCTATAAGAACTTGTCCAAAATTATCTAGGCTCCAGAGGCCTGGTTCTAGCACTACTGTTGATGCATTTACTGCACTACCAAATCCAGAAAAGTTTGTAGCGTTCGTAACTGTTGCACCATTACTATGCGCTTGTCCGTTTGATGTACCAACTGTTGCTGTTCCATTTGTACCTCTAGTGATACCTGTTAAATCATTAGAACTTATTCCCGTATAAGTTATTAACTCATTGCCTACAGCTATAGTCCCACCAGCTGTTGAAAAACCTGTAACTGATGTTAAAGTTATCGCTGTACCAGATCCTCCTGTACCAGCAGTATCTGCAAGTAATGCTCCATTTAAAGTTGTTGTTGCAACTCCAGATACGTTTCCACCATAGTTGCCAATACCAAAACCATATCCATAAGACTGAGCTGCAGGGCCAACTTTTTCATAAGGTATAACACTACAAGATCCACCACCCGCTGCACCGGTTGTGGTCTGTGATCCTGTAACAATTGCAATTAAAGAAGATGTAACTCTTGTTACTTGAAATAATTTATCTTCAAAAGCAGCATCAGTTAGACCAATACCAGTTGGAACTGTTACACTATCTAATAAAATAATATCACCTGATTCTAAATTATGTGCTGAAGAAAATGTTAAAGATACCTCTTGTGTTGCATCTTGAGCAGACATAACAACAGAACTAATCGTAGCTTTTACTGGTGTAACATCA